TAATGGATGTTGTTTTCCGTCTATTTCAATTTTTTCTGTCATTTCGTTTTGTGTTTAAATTATTTTGTAATTTTCCATTTCGTAAACAATAAACTATTTTCATTTATATCAAATTTTGTTAATCCTTTTTGATTAAATTCAACAATTCCATAAGCATTTAATTTTGAATCCATTTCAGGTAAATAAATAAAAACAGTAAACTCTTTCCATGTCTTATTTCCATTTTCCCAAATAGAAATTGCAACCTCTTTCATTTCTTGTTCAGTTGGCAATTTTACAATTTTAAGAATAATACTATTTACCATTCTTGTTCTATTTGTAAATCCAATTTCTTGTTTTTCTATTATTTTAAAATTAAGCATCATTTCATTTCGTTTTTGTTTGTAAAAATAAGGATTTGGTTAATCCTTAAAGTCTTTTTTATGTAGTTACTACCAATGATACAGCTGCTACTACTCCCTCAGGATTAGAATCATCTGCTGTCAATGTGATAGTTCCTGCAAATACATAAGTACCATCAGTACCTCCATCATAAATAGGTGTTCCTGCATCCCATACTACTACTAGATCCTCTGTTGTTGCATCTTGATAAGTTACTGTTACTGTTGCTGGTAATGTTGCATCAGCTAATTGAGTTCCGTTTGCAATTGGAATATTTGCTATTGTTTCAACACTTGCAATTACATTAACACTTGTTAAGTCAGTTTGTCCACTGATTTTAATAGTGATATCACAAGTTACTTTATCATCCAATGGAATTTCCAATGGTAAGTCAGTGACGAGTCCTTCAAACTCTAATGTAGTTGAAGCAGTATCAGGTAATACAATTCTGTAATTCCTTAATACGCTGCTTTCAAAATCTTCTTTCATTGTAGTATAAGTTGCAACTGCGAAGTTCATACTCAATGAAAGGTCCCCTGGATCTCTCAAAGATCCAATAAATTCTCTGTATCCAGCAGTACTATCTAAAGTAGTGACATCTACTGTCTCTCTACTTGAAGATGGTCCTGAGATACTGTTAATGTTAGCAATCACTTCCCATGCGGATGTGCTTGGATTTTGTCTGTAAAAGACTGTTCCGATTCCTGTAAATGCCATAATCTTGTTCTCCTTTTTTAATTGTTAATAATTATTTATTTATTTATCTCGATTTCTATCTTTATGTTCTTCTAATTTACCTGAATGCTGTTGCAATGTTCATTGTATATATCCCCCCTCTATTAGTTTCTTTCCCTAATCATATTAAAATTGATACTAAACTCTGAATAATCCCCTTCTCCAACACCCCCTGTAAGAGTATTGGGACCACTTGCTAAAGTGCAATGTAGATATTTAGTACCATTGACTGTAAATCCTGCTTTATTATGCAGAATTGATATTATGGATTGAGTCTCACTATAAGCATCTTGATAACTACTATTCCTAACCCATATCATTATGCTTTCATTTAAGAAAACATCGTTACCATCTAAAGTCCCATCTGGAGGAGTTGAAGTGGTATCAAATATAGTAGAACTATTCATTGGCGTTGCTGGTTGAGCTGATATAAACAAATCTGTAGCAAATACCCATGCTCCCTCTGAAACTAGTACATCTTTTATGTCTGTGCTTGGTGCATTCATAATTTACTAAGCTCCTGTCCTGTTAGTGCTAAAATTGTTCCTTTATTTCTGTTCAAGGCATTCTCAAAAAACTTTGCTTCAGCTCCTGGCTTTTTAAATACCATTGGTTTCATTCCTTTACCTTTTCCCTCATGAACTGCTGCTGCATAATTAGCGGAAAAACCCATAATTAAAGTAGGTCTCATTGATGCAACAACTTTTCCTTTATTTTCTGCTATTGTTGCTGAATGGTCTGCCATCATTTTGCCAGCATCTTCTCCATCAAATGTTGGGGCTGTTTTTGTTGAATTAGCAGTAACAACAAACCAACTTGCTTCCAGATTCCTTGTATCAACTGGAACTTTGCCTTTCATATCCCTACGAATTACAATTGAAGCTTCAATCATACCTCGCATACATAGTTTATCAGCTTTCTTTGCCGAAACAGCTAATGCCTTATTGATTCTCTCTATGCCTATTAGTTTAATTGCCATTTTTTATAAATATACTTGTCTAACAAATTTATCTGTACTTTTAAATTCCGGACTCTTTTCAAACTTCTGAATTGGTTGAGCCGTTGGAACAAGCTTTGGATTTGTTTGTTGTGTCGTTTCTAAATCAGTTAAAGATCCTAAAAATAAGTAACCTTCAACATCTATATCTTGAGTTACTAATAATTGAGCATTTGAAGCAATTTCTTTTCCATGCCTGTTCATGATCAATTCAGTTATATCATCCCATCTACATAGTATTTCAACTCCTATGCTCCAAGTCTTATTTCCGTAGCCATCATTTGCTCCAGGAGCCCAATAAACGGCTGTCTGAACACATACATCTGATATAAATTCTTGTATTCCCATTCTATGTATAATTTTCTAATGATGTTAATACTTGCATGGATATTGGTTTCTTTCCTTCTTGAGCCAGCAATCCTGTTGTATCTAATGAAATACACATTTGCCCAAATGATGTACTTTTTAATCCAGTGTCATAATTATCTGAATATTTAATTTTTGCACTACCAGCTTCAGCTTCAATTTCTTGTCTTGTCTTGGTGGATGCAATCATGTGGGCGGTCATCCATCTCTCAATTTCTTTTAAAACTGCATCAATTAAAGCACTCGAACCAAGCCTTGCAGTCACATACACGTTGGCTGAGGTTATATATGGAGTAATTTCATCATCTGTTAATGTAGTTGTGATTACCCCCTTTACTTCTGTTGCTGTTACTCTGACTGCCATCTTATATTCTCCTTAATTTAGGTGTAATAAATTTTCTAACTTCCTTGTCTTTCCATTCTAATCCAGCCCATTCAATAACTTCTTTGATTTCCATAAAATTACCATGACCCATTTTCTCTGGATAGATGAATTTAAGGTTTAAACTATATTGCATTTCAAGTATTCTATCCTTATACTGTTGTAACCACCATTTCCAGCCCTCTACAGCATTTGTTTTGCCTATTTGATCTAATATATAGCTTTTATTAAAAGCTGTCATATAAGCCGTCTTTTGGCATGAATTAAGTATATGCTTTTCATCCCTCATTACCACAATCCATTTTGCTTCTGGAAATTGCTTATTCAATTCTTCCCAAATCAAACATAATCTGCTATCTTTATACTGCCAATTATCAACTGCCCCTTGTTGCTCCATTATTCGATGGCAAGTACCGGCAAAAGTGTTTTTTAAAAAGAATGATTTGGCAGGTAATGGAAATTGCCCTCTTTCATCGCATAAGTTGTCATGAAAAGCATAGGAAACAAGACTCCGAATAGATTGATTTTCAAATAGATGTTGTGTATAAGGTTTTGTTTGGTTTGTAGTTACGCCGGATGCTGCTCCACAAATATCAAATATACCTGCAATCATACTACTTCCCGATCGAGGAATGCTTGTAATCAATATTGGATTTATGTTTCCTGTTGCTTTCATCTTTCTTATTCTGCTGTATTAAGTTGTTCCAATAACAATTCTGCCTGAGCTTTTAACAATAATTTTGTGCTCTGCTCTGCTCCTGCGGAATTGTAAACATTATATCTGCCTCTTGCAATGTGTTTCATTTCAAAAACTTCTTTTTTAACTCCACCTGCTTTTTCTGCTTCTTCTGCAAGTTCAGCTTCTTCTTTTTCAAGTTGATCCTGAGCTTGTTTTTCCTTTGCATCTACATCTGCTTGTGAAACAGGTTCTTGTTCTTCAACAATTTCCTTTTCAACAATTTCATCTGCTCCTGGAGTTTTCACTTCTTCTTTTTCAATTACTGGAGTTTTCACTTTTTTAGTTCTCTTCAAAGGGGGAATCAATTTCTTTTTATCCTCATAATTAGGAACCATTTGAATTAAATCCCTAAATCCTTTTGGAATATTTTCATCTGTTGATTCAAAAAAGTCTCCACCCTTTATAATTCGTTCATCAAACAAAGTCATATATCTGCCGGGCTTCTGTAAACTTTTATACTTATATATTTTTTGTGCTTCCATCGTTAATATTTTTTTTTGATTAAAAAATAAGGATATGGTTAATCCTAAAATCTTTTATGCTGATAAATGTACAATTCCACATTGTCCAGAAGCTGAACTTCGTATCTGTGGCACTTGAATAGTCATTACTTTGTAATTAGTAATCATATTGCCTTCTGATTTCCATTCAACATTCTGTAATCCAAATCCTTTAACCAAACGAACTACATTCGAAGTTAATTGAACCATAATTACATTGTTGGCAGTTAAGGAATCAACAACTTTTACAGCTTCTATATTCTCAATTTTAAGAATACGTTCTCTAATAGTATCATTTGTTGCATTAGTCTGAGTTCCTGCTAAAGAATTGATATAATCTTTATCCATTACAGTTTCATAAGCTGTTGGAATGTAAATGTAGTAAGGACCATAGAATTTGTCTGCAATCATCTTAGCTTTCATTGCTATTACTTCTGCTAATATTTGAGCAGCAGTTTTAGAGGCATTATCCCAAGCTAATGATAGCGTCTGTAAATTACGATCAGGCTGAGTAAGGTAACTATAAATAGAACCTCCACCTTTTGTATAAGTTGTGCTAGTAAATAGCAATTTCTCCAAGTGAACATTGATTGCTCTTGCAACATCTTCTGCTTTTGTAGTATCAAGTCCATTACCCATATTACGAGATGTAGCAAGTTCCCTTGCATTGATTTCATAATCACCATGGATTATTGGAATTGGTAAATACTTAGGAGTATATCCTGGGCGGTCATTCTGTGCTCTCGCAACTCCGTCCATTGACATTTCCACAGTCATTTCACTTGTCATTTCACTATATTCAAGAACTGTTGTTCCCATTGGATTGGCAAGATTATAAACTAATCCTTTTGCTTCCAAATCACCAATACCCACAAGGCGTTCCAATTGGATCATCTGCACAACATCATCAAGCTGTTTCCACTCATCTCTGCGAAGAGTTGCTGAGTTTGCTTGAACTGTTGCGTAATTTTGTACATCCTTCTTGTCCCCACCTGTATATACAGTCATGTATGCTTTTCCATCTTCTCCGATGAAAGGGCGCATATTTCCCACTTGAAGCTTATTGTTCTGGATATATGTTGCTAATTGTCCAGTGGCTCCTTCTTTCGATATCAAATCTACTTGTGTTTCCATTATTTTCTCCTTTCTTAGTTAATGATTCTTACTTTGATTCTTGCCACTACTGAAGTTGTTGCCACCGCTGTGATGCACTGAGCTACAATTTGTAAAGGCTTAACCGTTACATCTGTTGCTGCATAGTAATCACTGGATTCAGGGACATGTTTAGTCAAAGTTCCGTCTCCGTTACTTGCTAAAAAGTCTCCAATAGCAATTGTTTGCCCGATTGCTAACATTGCATAAACTTCATCTCCTGATGTTGGCATCCACACTCTTGCTTGCTCTGCAATAGTAAGGTCTGTATCAAGTCCATTACCTAAGATGGCATCTTCTAATACAAACATCTTAACAGCATTTCCATACTGCGTAGAGTGGTTCTGAACTGTTCCTGTTGAGGTCAATTCTACTAAATATCCAGGTGTCAATGCTTCTTCAGCTATTGCATCTATTTGGACATGTAAATAATTTTTGATAATTACTGAGTTCATTTTTATTTCTCCTTTCTTTTAAATTTATTTTTCAGTTGGTTTCTCAAAACCTGCTGGCAACATTGGCTCAACAATCTTTGCATTTACTTGAGGTTTTTCTTCTCCCCCTTGACCTGCATAATTACCCATGCTCATTGACTTGGAAACTTTTTCCAATTGAGCTGTTGGCATTACAGTAAGTTCTTCAGCTGTCCAACCTGCTTGAGTGTTTGCTTGAATTGTTGCAAGCAATTCAGTTCTCTTTGCAGTATTTAAAGCCAATCCTTCCTCAACTTCTGATTTGATACTCTCTGGCAATGAAGCCAAAATTACTTCTCTCTTTGCAGTTGCTAAATGATTTACAACCATTTCATCAGTCACTTTAACTTGAACCTCTTTTGGAGTCAACTTGTCCAGCTGTTCCGAGTTCAAAGTGAGTAACCAAGGTTTGTCTTCTGCTGTGAACTTAGCCGCAACATTGACGATCAATTCTTCCACTTTTTGTGGACAGCATGGATTTTCCATTTCTGATTCTCCTTTTTCGTTAATACTTATTTTTGTTCCCTTCTCATTTGCCTGAATTGGTGTGTATTCGGTTTTCATTGTTACCTGAATAGGTTCACTTTCAACTATTACTTCCCCAGCTTCATTCATTGTGTAATCCTGCTTGTAGTATCTAGTTGGAATCGAAGCTCCAGTTCTACGAATATTCTTTTCATAGATAAATGAAGCATCATAAACTTCTTTCAAATAACAACTGACCCATTCACTATCCATTGAATAAGTCCAATCCCGGATAGCTTGTAATCTACCTAATAAAGATTCTTCATTTACCTGTAATTGATAAACTCCTAAACCCTCCTTATATAAGGCATCTAATTGTTCCTTTAATGTCATTAGTTCTCCTTTCTTTATATTAGTATTAGTATTTACTCTGATTCCACATCCAGCTTCATTACTGCAGGCTCCTTGTGTGTTTGGAAGAATTGCTAAATGGTCCGGAACATAACCTGTTGTAATTGCCGTATATGATTTACCTTCATATACTCCCACTGATTTAGTTTCTGCTGCAAAAGCTCCTATGCTTACATCAATTGGTTGTCCTGCTATGATTAACTGATAACATACTGGATCTGCTGTTGCTAATGTGCTTGCATTGAATGTCACATTTGCTTTTAACTTATTATCCTCCCATCTACTATCAGATATTACTCCAACCTTCGGCACTTCTGTTGAATTAACTGCTACATATTGCCCCTCTGTATTTTGAGGATGCCCAATTGTAACAGGAATTGTATTCCATTGAGCTGCTACTGCTGATAAGCCCTCTGCTGTATGAAGCATTGCTCCATTACTTCCAGTATGAACTCCAGGAATCATCATTACTACTGGAACTGATATTGTTTCAGGATTACCTGCAGTATTGTTAGTAATGATTGGAGTATATGGAGCTCCTTGTGTTTTTCTATATGTGGTAAATTTATCCATATTGTTAATCCCTATTTTAAGCCCGTTTTAAAGCTATTTTATTTTTAGTTATATATTTATACTTGTTGTTCATTTTCGTTATTGTTTATGTTGTCTTAGCTGCTTTCTTCTTAGCCCTTGTTATCTGAGCTGCATTATCATAAGTTTCCTTCCTATTTCTGGTCTGTTTCTCATAGGTGGGAAGCACCATACATCTACAATTATGTACTACAATCCCTTTTGCCATATAGGATTCATCTTCTTCTACACTTAGATTAAATAAAGTTCTGTTTTGTTTAATAACCCATCTCTCTACCTTTTCAATTTCGATATCAATAGTCTCATATTCTCCTGTATGATTTCCAAGTACTCTTGCCAATTCATCTTCTACTTCTTTTGGAGTAGTATTTATTTGACTGCCTGTAAAATGAAAAATATCCCATCCTGCTTCTTTTATTTTAGCATCCCTCTTTTGTTCCTTCACTTTATCTTGATGCCAATATTCTCCATCACATTCAATTACTATCTTTAATTCTGGAATAGCAAAATCAACATTATACCTTAATATTGGATATTGGAAAACATATGATATTTCCATATTATCTAACATCTCAATCATTCGGGCTTCTATATAAGTTTTCTTTCCTGATTTTCTATGCTTTGCCATTCTTGCATTAAGTCTTTTCTCAGGGTGCTTTTCAAATAACTCATTTAAAGATTCTTTAACCTTTTGTTTTGTTTCTGGATTAAACATTGGGTTATTTTTCTTCATCCTTATAGAAGAAGCTTCATTATGTTCTGGATTGTTTGTGGTTTCCTTTATTCTTTTTCTTGTCTCAGGTTGTTGTAATATAAATTCTCCTTTTGCAGCTAATTCTTTCACTTTCTTATTAGCATTCAAACAAATTGTATCTTTATCTCGTAATCCTAAGGCATATTGCTCATTCATTGATTTATGATTCTTAGTACTTACATTTTTTCTATGTTCTGGATTAGCCCATTGCTTATCTGTAATATCTAATGAATTACAACTCTTACTACAATAGGTATTGAAATATGGAATCAATTTACCACATCTTTTACATCTATTAGCTAATACTCGTAAAGATTGCCCTTCTTTTATCTCACTAGCTTGTACCCAATTCTCAATCCCATTAACATCTATTTGAAGCACTTGGTGATTAGATGTCATTGATAATTTTAAATCCCCTTTAAACTTAAACTTTGTGACTTCTGGTTTTTGTTTTGGAGTTCTTGGAAGAGCATATACTTTTCTAAACCTATTTTTATGAGTTAATACTAAATCTCCAATTTCTACTTTTCCAATAGACTTCCATCCTGTTGAAGTGTATATTGGGGTTTGTGTATCAATAAAACAATTCGGATGTCGAGGGATTAAACTCCTTGCCTCTGCTAAAGGCCATACTCTACCTTCTAATGGAGCACATAATTCACATACTCTATCATCTCCAGCTGTTGACCATTCCGCTTTGACATTAACTCCTTCTATTCCCCAATTCTCATATTCTTGAATAGTGGCTTGATGATGTGCCCTTATCATCTCTGTTCTAGCCATTGTCTGTGCTCTTCTCTGAGCTGGAATAAATCTACCTAATGAATCCTTAATTGCTAATTTAGAAACTGCTGTTCCTTTTCCATCTATTGTTGCAATCAATTTTCTTGCTATTGTTAAAGGTCCATCCCCATCTGCCATTGCTTGGCTCAATACTCTACTAATCTGACTATCCATTGCAGCAGTTATGTTTTTCAGTTCTTGGAAAGTTCTACTATATAATAAACCAACTCTATCCATGTGAAATGGACCTCCAAAGGCTGCTCTGATTCCTCCAGTTTCTTCAATTGGTGGAACTTTAATTCCTAATTTAGTTAATTCATGAGCTGCTCTTGCTTGCCCTCTTGCATAACTATCTTGAATATACATATTAGTCCAAGGCTGTTGTGCTGCTGCTCCAAGTTGATTCATATACTTTACTTCAAGTATTCCATCATTTATTTGAACCTTTAGCCACTCCATAAAAGCATCTACTTTCTGAGCAGAGCTATTAAAGGCAAATGCATTTGGCCCTGCTGCCGTATTAGTTTGAATATTGAGTCCAAATGCATCATTTGTAACTATTGTTGTGTATATATCTTTCTTGAGCTTGTTAAACCTGCGATTAACATCTTTCACAAACCTATTCCGCAAAGTAGAGGTCCTTGTTGGGTCTCCTTTTGCAGCCTGAGCATAAGTGGTTATATGTTTACATTTATCGCACATTTATTCTTCTATTATTGGTTCTTCTTCTATTGGCTCATCAACTATATCTTCTGGATCCACAAAGCTATTAGCATCAATCAGCATTATTATCTCCTCTATCTGCTCAGACTCTAATCCCATAATAAACTTTAAGAATGCTTCTGGAGGCATTACTTCTTGTGCTCCCATACTATCCCCATAAGCCTTTAATGCTTGGGCTCTAATCTGTCCTATTGTTGCTTTGTCTTTATCTGATGTTTGATGTAATGATGTCCATTCTATTTCGTAAGGAGTTTTAGGTAATATGCCATGCTCCATACATAAGTCAACAAATGGTTCTATTATTTGAGGTTCTGCAATCTCTTCTCTTCTATCATCTACTATATCAGCCCATGCAGAAGCATCTTGATTACTGCTTAATTCACCTCTTTCTGATCCCATTAAAATACGCTTTGGTATTCCTGTTGCTGCTGAGATTAAATCTACTTGAACACTTATATGTGCACTTGGGTCTTCTACTTGAGGGGCTAAATCTTTTAACTCTATTCCATCATTGATAAAGATCCTAGTCAACTCATTCTCATATTTGAGTATCTTGTCATTCATTGCCTCATCCAAGTCATCATCTGCTTCAAATCCCTCTTTGACTACTCCTTGATAACCCGGTCTAGCTCCTCGCCAAAACATCTCGGCAGAACCACCGCTCACCTTCTCAATATCCATTAACCTGTTCCAAACCTTTTCCATAGTAGGAACTCCTTTGACATCTGAGGTCAGTATCTCTCCAGTTACATGGATTATCCGGCTGTAATGGACCTGTAAAGTGGTCATATTGCCATCTTCTGTTCCTGTTGCTACATTATATATAAATGGAAGCCCGAATCTTTTATTTGCTGCATTTTTTTCATAACTAACTATCTTTGCCGCTGATTGACTATAGGCTGATACATATAATAGATTTCTTTTAGTTCCTTCTACTGGTTTAGTGAAATCAGCATTCCCTTTCACATCATCAAACCCTAATAATAAAATGCTGTATTCTCCTATTGCAGCAAGTTTATCGGCTGTCCTGAATCTAAGGTCTAGTTTTAATTCTTTCTTTAAGGTCTTCCATGCTTTATCTAATTCATCACCTTCTTGTGCTGGATTATGGACTATAACTCCATTCTTCCATGTGTATTTGACTGGACGCTCTATAATAGCATTGGCAATATCTTGTCTTATAAATCTAGCAAAGTAATCTTCATAATCAATAGAGGTGGGATATCCTAGTGATGTATAGATATTCCTTTCTCCTTGGTAACTATAACCTAATGTTCTAGCGAGTTTGGTTCTGTTAATAATTTCATCATTAACTTGTATTTTTTTTACGGGTTTAGTTCTCTTCATTATTTTGCTTTCCTTTTACCTGTTAAATAAGCAAATGCCATTGATCCAGCATCTACTTGGTCCTTATATTTACCTAATGGAAAGAATCTAAGCTCATTTATAAACTCATCATTCCAATCCCCTCTTAACATCAACACATTTCCCCAATTAACTTGAACACTAAATGGATCTGCTCTATATATCTTATCTCCTTTTGGTAATTCTCTTTTTACTGAAAATCCTGCTAAATTTTTAATTGTAGCTTCCGCACTTTCTTTTCCTCCACTTCCAGGCTCTTGCTCAATTACAATTTTAACTTTTCTTGCATCTGCTTCAGCTGTTCTTTTTATTAAATTCTCCCTCCCATCTGTGCCAAGTTGTCCTCGCCTACAATCAACGATAAGATACTTTCCAGCATACTCACCTGCTTTAAACTTTAACATCCTTAAACCGGCTGTAAATGCTCCTCCGTTCTTTGTTCCTGCTTTATCCCAAGCCCGCACTTGTTTATCTATTTCATGAGGCATTGGCATCTGATCAATAGTAGCAATCTTATCAACTTTAAACATTCCACCTCCGGGAGGGACTGGATTCTGATCCATTTGTCCAGCATACCCATATTGTCCAAGATCTTGTTCAAGTTCCAACAATGATTTTCGGCTTAATCTTATTGGATCAAGTAAATCATTCTTATAATACGTTTTTAATTCTTTTGGTTTGAGATATTGTAAACCTGTTTTTAAATCACCCGGCAAACATATATGATGAATACTACCTGCTTTTTTAGCAAGTAAATGACCACTTGGATCATTTTGGTGGAGCCTTTGCATCAAGATAATCGTTAATGTTACTTCTTTATCTACTTTTCTTGTCGATAAAACATTATCTACCCAGTAATTGGTGGTGTGTAATATTTGTTTACTTGTACTCTCATAAGGATTAAGAGGATCATCAACTATTAGTATATGTCCATGATATCCTGTTAATGCTCCACCTACTGAAGTAGTAAATCTATTACCTCCACGCAATACAACGTCCCTGCCATCCTTTTTAGCCCGTTTTTCAATGCGATAATTACTCTTAGTATCTTTATCTGCTTTTATTTGAAGCTCTGGGTATAAGGCTGTAAATTGGTCTGAGCGTATGAGGTCTCTTGCACTTTCTGCTGACTCTAAACTTAATGAAGCTGAATAACTGGCTGTAATTAACCGCATCCAATACCATTTAGTCCAACACCATACTGGAAACATAATTGATATAATAGATGTCTTACTTGTCCCTGGAGGTATGTTAATTACTATATCTTTCCATTTGGCTTCTCCTCTACCTACTCCCTCAGCAGCTTCTTGTAACTCATTACATAAGTATTCAATGTGCCAATTAGCAACTAATTTCTCTGAACTTATCACATCCCAGAAATATAGGAAAAACTCAAAGAAACTCCTATTGTTTAATTCCCTTTGAGCTACTCCTGGATTCTGTAGTAAAGCAATAACTAAATCACTTTCAGAAATCTTCTTTTTCTTAGGTGGTTTAGTTCTTTTCATAGTAAATTGATTTCTCACTTTTCTATAATTGGAATGTTGTAATATTTCTTTACAGAGTTTAGCCACATTACTTATTGGATAATTTCTTTATTTTAGCTGCGGTTTTCAATAACTCTTTTAATGCATCGTTGTCAAGTTCTTCCATAGCGGATTCAATGTCCTCAAATGAAAGAGCATCCATATTAGTTACTTCTACTGATTGTTGTTGTCTGTTTTTGAAGTTGTCAGAATCTACATTGGTTAATGCAAATATTACTGCTGTTGTGTCAGGTCTAAATGTTTTGGTTGTTTGTTCTTTCTCTGAGGTGTAATAGGCTTTGGTTTTTGTATTGTATCTAAGCTTTTCTTTTGTCTCTACTACTTCGGATCCTTCAATAAGTTTTCTCAGTGAGTTCTTTGCTAGAGCAGCAAGTTGAGCCCTTGCCTCCTCTTTGGATTGCTTAATAACCTTGTTAAACTTGATGTCTTTCTTTAACCATTCATAATATGTAGCCTCATTGATATCTACTATACTACATATCTCTCTAATGGTATATGTGTCCTCTATAATTAGATCACATATTCTTGTTTGCATTTCCTGGTTAAGCTTACCGTTATTCA